ATAGCAGATTTATGGTAAGCATGACAATCTCTAGTTGTACTAGCAAGTGTCAATCCTGAATGTGTGAAGAATAAGAACCCTAACCATCTCTTAGCAGTCATACCACCTGAATAAGGTAGTTCGCTTTCGCCTACATATTCCGCTCTTGAGAATTGGTCTAATTGTAACAAGTCAGCCCAACCAGCAGGTGATACTACAAAATATCTTTGACCATCATCAGGGACATCAGCTTCACCAAATGTCTCATATGTTGTCAACGCTTTTGCAAGTGTCAATGCCGCAGAACCATGAGCAATATTTGCAGAGTTTGAACCTGCATCTAATACGTCAATGATTAGTTGGTCTGTTTGTCTACCTAAAGCTGCCGCAGCAGATTGAGCTAGAACTTGTCTTTCGTCTATGTTTGTTTTTAACTCATCGAGTGTATCAACATAATCACTTGCGTAGTAATCAGCTAGTGTTACGTCAACTGTGCTGTGAGCAATATCCATTGTTGGAACTTCGGCATGACGATTCTTAGTAACGGCTGTACCTTTCCCTACTTTCTGGAAACGTGCTTGGCTACCTTTTACATTTTTAGTCTGCCTTACAGTATTCGCTAATTTCGAACCCATACGTTGATATGCCATATGAACTTCTGCTTCAAACTGTTTAATAAAGGCAGTTGATATTGATGTACTCATCTTTTATCTCCTGTTAAATTAAATTAATATTTCACAGTTGTCCTTTATCCTTCAATTCGGTTGTCCATTTAGGGCCTATCTCCGAAATAATGGGCTGTATGTCTACATCTACTTTTGGTAGATGCTTATAAAAGTAATACATTTCAACACCTTTTACAAGTGTTGGTTCTGAATTAAAGGTAAATTTTTGCCATTTAAGCCATTTAATACTGCGTTTATGCTCTGCTGTTATAAAATTATAGACATATTTGTAATGAGATTCTAAGTAAACAAGCCATCTTATGTTTGCTTTTAAAAATTCTTTCTTATGTTTTTCTAATAAATCAGATGATAAAAACCATATTGCACCTGTTTTAATATTAGTTTTGCTTACAGGACAAGCTCCCCATATAGCAATAATTTCATCTGTATCTTTTTCAAAAATAGTAAAGGTATGTGTATTTGGTCTATTGTAGGTAAACGGTAGAAGTAAAGCTGTTAAAGGATCTAATCCCATAACAGCTACTTCATATTTATCTAGTTGTTTAAGGTTTGGTGCTAATCTAAAACAATCATCTGGGATTGTTTTTTCAAGATAGAACATTATTTTGTTAACATTCTAAATGCAGCATCTACCTTTTTAACATATGCTTCATCTCTAAAGCGTGGATCATAATACCTTTTGTCTGTCATCATAGCCCTTGCATCAGCCATAGTAAGCTGTTTTTCTGGCTGTTCATATTCATTTGATCTAACGCCTGATGATCTATTCATCTCCATAATACTTTCTAATGCTTCTATTCCTGCCGCACTTGTACCTAAAGACATTTGAATTACATCATATTGATCTGGCGGAAAGTTTTTTTGCGCCCAAGCATCTACTGCATCTACTCTAGCATTTGGATTTTCACCTAGTTTTTCCATTTCACCTTCTATATCAGGTCTTTGCCCTTGCAACATTTCAACATACGCATTAATACCATCATCATATTCTTCTTGAGTTAAACCATTTTCTTTGCATGTGTCGTTCCACCAAGAAAACATAGGGTTAGCTTGAACATCTTCTTCTGTAATACCATCTGGTAAAGCAGGTAACTCATAAGTTTCTGGTATATTTTCTGCATGTTCATTAGCAAGTTCTTCTATTAATTTTTCTTTAATAGATTCTTCTTTACCTGTGCTATATGACTCTAACTGAGTATATGACTTTGCCATTTCATCAGCATCAACCTTGCCATCTTTCCAAAACTTTTCAGGTATATGCTCTGGTCGTTCTGCTTGTGGTACTTCTTCTTGTGGTACTTCGTCTATTATTTCTTGCTCTGTAATTTCTTCAGCCATTGTTGCTATCCTCCACTATTTTTTGTGATTGTCCTTTGTTGCTTCTGCGTTGTATTAATCCAACAATATAACGTTGTCCTTCTATATGTCTTAACTGATGATCAGATACTTCTGGACCTGCTACAGTTTCAATCGTAATAGACCTTAGATAATTTAAAAATGTTTTACCTGCATCTGATGTGAATAATGCTCTTGATACTGCATTGAGTGCTTCTTCCTGATCTGGCGTTCTTTCCATACCATCAAGCCCTATTAACGTTTTAACTTTCTTTTCTGCCATGCTACACCTCATGTTGTTACAAATGTTTCACGTGAAACATTGAGGAAGCGAAGGTACTTTCATCATTAACTGTTGTGGGGGTTAAATGTGCTTCACTTCCCACTACGATAGTATAAAATTGTTACCGAAAGTCAAGGACTTATTGTTGCTCTGGTGGTGGAGGCGCTGCTTGTTGTTGTTGCATCTGTTGCATTTGTTGCATTACAGCTTCCATTTCTTGTTGTGATCTAATTAATTCTTCTGGTATACCTAATTTTTTGGCTACAAATTTAGCAACTTCTTCTTGTTTAATCATAACATTTAAAAGTTCTGGCCCTACTCTTGCCTGCATCAAACCTAAGAATCTATCTATGGTTGCAACATCTTGTTGATGTTGTGCTTGTGCTAATGGACTTGATGATTTAATTTGTACTTCTCTACCATTAACTGTAGGTACATCTATACGCCCTTGTTTTTTAAGTATATATATTACTCTTTGCAATACAGGATTAACTAGTTCTGCTTGTAATCTACCAAATGCAGCACCTATTTGTCTGGACAAATCAGCTTGACGTTCAGCTACTTCTGTTGCAGACATTGGTGTTTTCTCATTTGGATTACCTAACATATCATTATACAAGGCTTTCTTAATGTTAGTTCTCATATCACGCAATACTAAGTCAGATACATTAAAGTTACCTGCTTGTGCTATTGGTTGTAAACCTGCGCTACCTGCTGCTTTCGGAATAACTGTACCTGGAATAAGTGCAATGTTGTCAACATTAATGACTCCATCATCTTCCACTTGATACATACCCGAAATACTCATTTGTGCGTTTTCTAATATTAGTTCTACAACTAAGTTAGACGTTTTTATTGCAGGCAACGCAAACTGTAATGGCCCTCTGCCGTATACTTCACCAGCACATTTAGACCATCTATATACAATATATGGATTACTACCTAGTCCTTTGTATTCTTCATCATATATCTTATGCTCATATTCTTCTGCTATAGCACAAAATATATTTGATTCTTGTTTTTTGCTTTCATAGTTTCTATAAACACTTTCAATAATTTTAATCTTCTTATCAGGATTAGCTTCCATATCCATTTGCATTTTGTCTGACAAAGATACATCAGGATATGCAAACTCAAGCTCTTTTAAGCGTATTGTTCTTTTGCGATATACTGCATCTACTCTATCGTCATGACCACTATTCAAACATACTTGTGGTAATGGAATAGCTTTAAATTTTATTGGTTGAACTGCATCGCCTTCTTCAACTAATAAAACTCCTGTACCTAAAGCTATATCTAAAAATGTTTCGTGTACTTCTTGTGAGAAGTTTGAGTTTTGAATAACTTGAAATACATAGTTAGTAACTTCATCTAACGCTAAGTTAATTTCTTTTTCTTCTTCTGGTGGTACTTCTGATCCTGCAATAAACTCAGCCCACCTAGCATAGTTAGGAACTATACCTGCTTGTAATCTACTAGCAAACTCCTGGACTCCTACAACTGCTGTCTCATCAAAGATATGATCAGTTCTTCTTCTGCCTATTGACTCACTAAAAAAAGATTCTCTTTGTGGTAAAGCATATTCATAACATTCCTCAAAGACAGATACCCATTGGTCTTTAATAGATTGCGCATGTTTATATCTAGCTAATATTTTTTTAGTAGGACTTTCTATACTTGCTACGTTTGATGATGGTTGATTCTCAATCATTAAGCACCTAAGTTAGTTTTTGTTTTGTATTCATCTTTTAATTCAAAGCCACCACCGCCTTTACGACCTGATAGTAGACTTCTTCTGCCACGCCTTCCTGCTAATGCAGCAGTTGTTGCTTCTAACTGATCTTGCTTTAATTGCTCAGCTTGACGTCTTTCTTCTTTCAAAGCATCTCGTTGTGCTTTTCTTGAAGATTCTCTAGCTCGTAATTCTTCTTCTGATGGGCCTTTCGGCATACGAGGTTTGAATGGTCCTGCACACATTATCTATTTCTCCTATCATGGATATTACGCTTTGGCTTCACAGTATAAACATCAAAAGCTCGTTTTGCTACAAAAGGTTTACTTGTCTTTCCTCCAAGCACTAAACTTCTCCCTTCTCCTGCACCTAACAATAAATACTGTAGTGCATCGTGTATATGCGAAAACCTATTCTTATTTGGTTTCTCATCATAGCGTTCACCACTTGTTTGAATACGCTTGTAATGATAACCACCACTAAATCCTTTTATTAAGTTAATACATTTTGGATCAATTAACAAGCCTGATTCTCCATCCGTCATTCTAGTTAATGTAGCATTAACTGCTTCTAATCGTATTAATACATCATTTGAAGGTGCTGGTCTAGCATTTATTCCTTTGGATCTTAGTATTTGAAAGGGAGTTGCTTCATCTGTTTGCACTCTGTGGTCTCCTGCTGGATCACCAAAAATGTGAAATGTACGTGGAGCATACAATGACATATGTTGTTTTAACAAATCACTATACCTTACAATACCCATATCCTCCGCTACCAGCTCATCTAACAATACCCATCTGCCACGTATGCGTTGAGCAAACACACAAGCTGGAGTCAATCCAAAATCTATTCCCATGTAGATTGGTAACTTATCTGCAACCAAACAATCACTCCTGGCTACATGCACATCATGTCTAAAGGAATCATAAACAGGCTTACCATCTTCAATAAGCCCAAGTTTATTAAGGACATACACGTCTATCCAAGACTTAGTCTTACCTCTAATAATATTAGGGTAATAGTTTTTGGTAAGGTTGTTTATATTCTCTGCTTCGTCATTATGTTCATAACGGTCTACTATTTTGTCTTTATCTATTATTTCGTGCATTGCAGGTGGTTGATTAAAAAATGACCAATTATCAGGTTTGACTAACATCTTGGCTTCTTGCTTAGTAAGGTAGTCAGGCAATACTGTTTCACCAGCAAGTATTGGCCACCAATGCTCTGTATCAGGTGCGTTAGTATCAGCGATAACCCCATACCAGCTTGGACCACCATCACGCATACTAGGATAACGGCCAACACGCATGGTACAAGCATCAACAATAGACTTGGGTATTTCTCTTGCT